TTGCCATCCGGGTAATAGGCCAGCGTCAATTCGGCACCCGGCAAAATTGCGGCATGCGTGGCTTCGCCAGGCACAGCTTTCACGGTAAAGCTGTAAGTATAGGTGGTTTGGGTGCCCAAGTGGCCAACATAGGCCTGCCCCATTGAGGGCGACCCAACCAGCGCATTGGAAGAGTCTTCGGAAATATCTTCGACCATGGCCACGGCGGAAGCGTCCAGTTCCAGAACGCCATTTTTTGCTACATGCATTTCCTTTTCCTTTCAGGAATTTGAGGGGATTAAAGCGAAGGGTCGCTGCGCGATACCGCGCAACGAATAAGATAATCGATCGAGCGCGCACCATTGATGGCCTCGCCACGCTTCAGCACCTGGTCAGCCGATACCGGATACATATCAAAGGCCAGCCCGCCAAGGTCGCCAGACGCTGCCAGCGCCTTCTCCACAGCCAGTTGCATTTCAAAAAGCTGCGCGGTTACGGTGGTGTCCGGCCCGGCCAGCATCACAATGCTAACCTGAAAATCGCGCTGCAAATAGCCAGCCGCGCCCGGCTCGATCTGCTCACGTGCCGCAAACACATAAATTGCGGGCAGCGCACTTGGATCGAGCGAATTATTGCTCGGCTGATCTGCATAAAGCTCTGCGGCTTTGGCCGAGCCGCCAACCGTTGCCATAATAGTCGCACTGGTCAGCGTGGCCACCACAGCGTCAACCACGCGTTTGCTGATATGATCAGCCATTTACTTGGCCTTGGCAGGCAAAGCAGGCTTTTTGATTTTGAACACCGGCGGCTTTTGATTAGCCCATACCAATGCCTCGCCAGCTGGCACAGCCACCTCTTTGCCCTTTTCCAGCAAGCCGGTGCTGCACTGCAAGGTTTGCAGCGGGGTGCCGGTCAGCATTTCCTTTTTGGTTTTTGCCATCTATACGGCCTCCAGTTCAATATCGATGAACCCGTCAGCAGCAGGCGAACCTGCCGTTTGTGACGAAATCACCCTATAGGATTTTCCATTGATTGGCCCCACGACATCGCCAACCTGAAGCGCTGTCAGCTGGTCAGCCGGCACGCTCAAAGCTGGTCTAATCATGGGAACACGGCCACCCTGCTCAAGCTCGAAATATTCCGGCTCTTCGCGAAAAATGGCCACCACGTCATATGCCCCACCCGCCAGCGGGGTGATGGTGACGGTATCACCAAGGGTCTCGGAAATTACCGAGGCGATACCGTCAAACAGGTTGGTCATATTAGGCTACTTGCCCGGTCAGCAATGCTTCACCGACAGCGCTCGGGTTGGCCGCAGCGGCAGTGGCCGCACCAACCAGCGTGTTGCTGGTTGCCACCGTGGTAAACAGTTTGGCGGTGTCATCCCAGTAGATTTTGGCACCAACGGTCCACGCCTGTGCCGATACCTTGGCCACGCTAAACACGCCTTTGCGCACCAGCACGACATTTGCGCCGCTAAGCACATCACCCTGCGCGATCCCGAAAATGGAGCCTGTTTTTACACCGGTGCCACCGGCGGCATCATAAGGGGCCGCAACCGTCAGGTGCTCCCCGGCTTGAACATAATTTTTCATCTTTTCACCTCAATTGAGTATGGTTGGAAACGAGAACGGGCGGCACGCGCCGCCCGTTTGCTTGGCCTGCTGCCAAAGATTTATGGGTTTTTGTAAACCCCGCGATGCTCCACAGGGGCCGCGCCGAAAATATGCCGCGCATTAAACGCAACATTGTCCGGATTCATCGACTCCGAGCGGGTGATCGTCGGGCCTTCATAGCCTTCCAGATAAGCATGCTCGATAGGCGGCAAATCGCTGTCGGCCAAATACCACGAAGCATCCGAGCCACCAGCGGCAGCGCCGAGATTTGGCACCACCAGCGGGGAAACGCTTGCCTGGAACGGGTTAGCATCCACGGTTTTGGCGGGCGTAACAGCTGCCACAAACTGGCCTGCCACCGTTTCAAGCGCCGGGGGCACAATCAACAGGTTGGGGCTGGCCTCGATGAATTCATCGGTGTCTTTGGTGCCAAAGGCGCGTTGTTCCCACATCGCCTTACGACCAGCACCTACCGTGGTTACCGAGATCGCGCCGCTGCCACCGGCAAGGTTATTGTGGTCAGCATGGAAAAGCGCCTTGCTGTCCGATTTCATCACCGCATTGGCGCGAATAATCGCCCACACAATCTTGGCTTCAAGGGTCGAGGCCGAGCGCGCAAACTCAAGCGGCACAGTTTCAAAAACCCCGAGATCATCGTTGATGATGGCCTCGAAAGTCAGCGTCAGCGCCCGCCCATAAGCAGTTACCTTCAAGCCTTCGGCTTCATCCGAAATCGTGGCTTGTTTATATTCGCCGTTTTCGTCTTTGGCCTGCAACTCAAAATCGCCACCAAAGCGCACCGAATGCATTTCGCGGAAATCAGCGGCAGAGCGGCGGCGGGAAATCATCTGCCAGGTATGCGCGCGTTTGGCATATGCCGCCCGCAACGTGCGGTTCATCACTTCGGTGGTGATATAGGCAAAATCTGAAACCCCGTGCGCGCCGCCCATCATGGCGGTTGAGCGCATACCAGCGCGAATGTTCTCGTGCTCGTTGAAGCCGCGCGTTTGGCCTGCCAGATTCATGGCGAGGTTTTTCAGGCGAATGCCGCGAAACTGCATTGCAGCGCCTTCCAGCGGGGCCGCACCAGGGGCAACGCTGTGCATCAGCGCCCCGATCATGGCTTCGGTTGTGGTGGTGTTTTGGTCCTGCGCACCGGCAACACGGGCCGGAGCCAGCGGTGCTTTATCGGCCATGCTGGCCATCATCCGGGTGCAAGCCACGTCAGGCGCAACACCTTCATCAATGAGCTTTTCAACATCCGCCGACATCAGGCTGCCATTCGCCATGAACGGTGCGGCAGCGGCGCGAATATCGCGTTGGCGCTGGCGTTCCATTTTGATGGCGTCATCAGTCACGGCCTGCGTGTCTACCAGCGCAGCAGGTGGTGCTGGTGCAACCGTGGTTTGGATTGGTGCCGGATCGCCCTTTGGCGCTGGCTGATTTGGGTTGGTCTTAGGCATATTGCCCTCCATCGAAACAGCCTGTTCGGCTGGGGTTGAGCTGGTCACACCAGCATTAATGGCCGCGCTCATCGCAGAGCTTGGCTTTTTGAAATGTTCAAAACATGATTTGAGCGCCGCCACAGCCGTGCCGTGCTCCATTTTCGCCGCTTTCAACGTCATGCCGGTTTTGGCTTTGGCGGCCAGAACCGTATCGGTAAAACCTGCGGCCAGCGCTTCATCAGGCCCAAACCATGTTTCCTCGCGCATCAATTCGCGCACCGCGCCCTGCTCCTGCCCGCTCCGGGCCGCATATACGGAGGCATAAACTTCCGCCAGCTGGCTAAGGCGGGAAGCTTCACGCAGCATTTCTGCCTCGTTACCAATCACCACGCTGCTCGGGTCATGGATCATGATCATAGAACCTGCCGACATTTCGATATCGTCAGCGCCCATCAACAGCAGCGATGCTGCCGAAGCCGCAATACCCTCAACAATGATCGACACACGGCCCTGATGCCCGGCTATTGCCGAACGAATGGACTCACCTTCATAAGGATCACCTCCACCAGAATTGAGCCGCACCGTCACATCACCGGAGAATTTGCCAAGCGCATCCCGCACCATCAGCGCCGAAAAGCACGAGCCTTCGCGCCACTGGCACCAGTCATCATCGAGCACAGGCCCTGTCAGAATAATCTCGCCATTTTTGATCAGGTCGCTTCCTGTCATTCGCTTGTTTTCATCAGGCATTGTTGCCCTCCAATTTTTTGGTTGCTTCTGGAAAGTCGGCTTTTTCCTCACCGGCATCGGCAACCCGCTCTTGCCGGATCACCGCCGGGTCACCGCCAAGCTGGCGAATAGTCCGTTGGCGGCTTGTCAGGCCTGCATCAATCTGCGAGATCATGGCTTTCACTTCGCGGGTCGGGTCGATCAACGGGCGGCGTGGCGCGGTCCACTTTAGGCTCCACTTAATCTGCGACTTGGGTTTTACGAGACGGTAGCCTTCGCGACACCATACCTCGATCCCCTCGCACATTTGATCAATCATGATCTCCTGTTGCCAGGCTTCCACGTTTCGGTCCATTTCCATGCGGCCCATTTTGCCAGAAGCAAAATTCACCCGCGAAAGATCACCGGCCAGCGCCTCGTAAGTAATCCCTAGCGCCATCGCCGCTGCCGCAATGCCTTGCCGCATCACTTGGTCATACCCGTCCACGGTTGGCGGGGTTGACCAATTTACCTTTTGGCCGGGCTTTGCGTGAACCAGCGCCCCAGGTGCAAGGTCCTCTAGGCCGCTAATATCTTCTTCATCAAACTTTACTGTGCCTGCGCTGCCATCGCTTTCGATCACGCCCGCCAGTAAGGCACTGATTTTCTGTTTTAGGTTTTGGGCTTCCTGATAGTCGGCCAGCTCGCCAAGCGTTAGAATTGCCGGAGCCAGCCACGGCACACCGCGTGTCTGGCCGGGGCGATCCAAGCGCCGCACATGGATGATATTGCTTGCGTCCACCCGTTTGCTGGTGAAGTCATTTTTGCGCGAAGCCGAGCCGGGGTGCTGGTCAAAAAGCCAGTAGGCCACCGCTTTGCCCCACAGATCATACTCCACGCCCTCACGAACCTCGTTGGCACCATTGCTCATCTTGCTGTCATCAAGATGGTCTGCTTCCAGCATCTGCACCTGAAACGGCAACTTCAAATGAGGGTCGCGGTTTATGTCACGCGCCCGGCGGCGCAGCAAAACCTCGCCATCTCCGAACACCGCATTCATCGCCACACGCTGCATGCCGCGTATATTCAACTCGCCATAAGCATCAATGTTTTTTGACGTGAGATGACCGAGCACCAAATCTGAAATTCGCTTCTTCGCGCCATCATCATCGGTTTCAATGGCCGGAATAATCCCGGCACCAACCACATTGTTGACCACAACCGCCTGCCCGCGCACCGCATATGGCCGGTTGCGGACCATATCCCGTGAAAGGTTGCGAAGCCGCGCACGGCTGCCAAGGCCAGCGGCGTCTGCATCGGTCGAGGTAGCCTTCCACCCCGCAGTGCGCCGCCCGCGTGATGCCCCGTCATAATTCATCAGCGTTTTCAGCTTTAGCTGGGCCAGCTTTCGTTTTACACCAAGCTGCGGCGCAACATGCGAAAGCACATAATCGATTGGGCCCATTTTCTAAAGCCCCCGACTCGTGGTCGCATATGCCACCTTTATCGTTTTGGCGCTGGTGCCCGCCACCTCGGTTTCCATCATGCGCAGCGCCGCTGTCATTTCCGCCAGCGAATTAAACGTAACCATTTCACCATTGCGCTGAACGCTGCGCACGCCTTTGGCTATCGCCTTTTTGAGGGCGTCAATATCGGTTTGCGTGAATGCCATGTTTTACCCCAGATATTTTATGCGCCGTGGCGCTGATTTCTTGGTCGGCTTGGGTTTATCGTCGGCTTTGCTGGCCAACGGTTTTGCCAAAGCATTTGTCGGGCCGAGCACTGCCCAAACAGGCGGTGCAGCAAAGTCTATTTCCTCGGCCTTTTGCTGAATCGCCACCGCGCGGGCATAATTGGCGAGGTCGATATTCTCGTTGCGCTTCATGCCTGCTTTGCGCTCCCAGCCTTTTGCGCCGCGCCGCTCTGCCGTAAATTCTTTCAGGCTTTCCTCTGACATCCACTCCGAAATATGCATCGAACCAGCGCCACCCTCGCCGCGCAAAAGAGCGGCTATG